GGAATATATCCGTTCACTTAACGCCATCGAAGAAGCGATGGAACCATACAAGGAGCAGAAGCGCGAACTCCGCACGGAGTTCCGAGAGAACCGCTGGCTTACGACCGACGAGATTCGAGCAGCAGTCAAGGCTTTTCGGCTTTTTAAGGGCAAGATTAGTATTGATGAGGTTGTAGATAACTATAACCTTCTCACAGGAGAATCTGGTGATTCTTGAGTACTCGAAGGTGCGGCACAACGCCCGCACACCTGATCGTGCAAATCCATCAGATGCAGGTATGGATCTGTTTTATTCTCCCGAAGAGGGGAGTGAAGCAGGAACGTGGTTGAAGGCTGGCGCATCAGGCATCTTTTCGACCGGTCTTAAGTTTGGCGTTCCACACGGATATATGCTTGAAGTAAAGAATCGGTCTGGTAATGCTGCCAAGAAGCACTTGCTTGTGGGAGCTTGCGTCATCGACTCTGGTTATAACGGAGAGGTGTTCGTTAATCTCCACAACGTCGGAAGAGAGCCACAGTTTATTGCTGCTGGTATGAAGATCGCCCAAGTTGTGTTGATTCCAGTCGTGCATTTCCGTGCGATTGAACGCACCGAGGGTGGTCTATATGACTATCCGATGACGATTAGTGATCGCGGCGATGGAGCGCTTGGGAGCACGGGTTGAATAAGACTTGTAATATATGTGGTGAAGTAAAGCCGATTGGTGAATACTACAAGACCGGCCCTTACTTCTCCGCTCGATGTAAGACGTGCTTCAGCGCGCACAACGCGCAATATTATCAAGACAACAAAGAGGCGCGCCGTGAGTACATGAAGCAACACAGACAAGACAACAAAGAAGCGATTGCTGCGTACAGAAAGCAACATTATCAAGACAACAAAGAGGCGATTGATGAGTACTCTAAGCAACACAGACAAGATAACATAGAAGCGTACAAAGCCCGCGACCGGCAATACTATCAAGACAACAAAGAAGCGCGTAAGCAATACAATCAAGACAACAAAGAGGCGCGCATGACGGCCCAGCGTGATCGCCGCCAAAATCTTCCAGCAGCAATATACTCAATAACGAACACAATAAACGGAATGGGGTATATTGGGCAATCTACCCAGTGGCCTAGAAGATGGACATCCCACAAACGTAACTTACGAAAGAACACACACGTAAACAAACACCTCCAACAAGACTATAACAAATACGGAAAAGACGCATTCGTGTTCGCGGTGTTAGAGGAGTATCCAGCGGATACATCTCCTGAACTACTTTTGGAAAGAGAACGAGCGAACATAATACGCTCTATTCGAGAACACAAGCCACTATATAATACTCTCGCATAACAGACAAAACAATAAAGAGAAAGAACAATGAACCGCAAGCAACGCAGAACAATCGACGCTAAACGCCGAAAGGGCGATAGCGAACAGGTAATGGCGGATAAGTTATTTATGTTTGGTAAAATACCTCATAAATGTTCTGTGTGTAAGGAACCGTTTGACAAGACGAATAGGGATATGGTATTCTCTTGGAAGGTGGTGGTACGAGAACAAGAAGAATCAGTCACATTATTTTGCCCAGATTGCATTAAGAAAACACAGGAGGTGTTAAATGGGACAGAGAAGAATCAATAGAGGGCTAGCCCGCCGCGACGAACTTCGCGCGCGATCAGCCGAGCGAACCGAAATTCGTAACAAACTCACCTCACAGCAACAATTGCGCGCCCTTGATTATCGCTTGGGCAAAGGTGTCGGTGCTGTCAAGGAACGTGCCCGATTGGAGGCACTGATTGATGCCGGTAAATAGAATATCCGAGAAGGCTCTTCGAAAATTAGTAAAAGAATCTATTGATGAAGAGGCGCTGTGTGTTGTAAAGTTTTACTCTAACGGATGTGAATATTGTCACCATCTTCATGAATATTATGTCGATATTTCAGATGAATATGAAGATAAAAACAATATTCATTTTTTTGCTTTTAATGTAGAGGATGCCGAAGATTTAGATAAAATTATTAAAATCAACGGAGTGCCAACTATCGCATCTATCAAGACAGGTCTTGTAAAGTCTAAAGTTCGTATTTTAGAAGACCCCGTGCCGCCAAATAATAAGACTTGGTATTTTTCAAAAGATATTAAGAACTTTGTCGAGAGAGAGAAATAATGAATCTCACTTATTCTTATGATGATGTTTTATTGTTGCCTCAATACTCGGATATTCGTTCGCGATCAGAAATTAATATCTCTGTTGACTTAGGTAAAAATGTGATGTTGTCTTTGCCGGTGATTGCTTCTCCGATGGATACTGTATCAGAAAATCGCATGGCTATGGCAATGAGCAATCATGGAGCAACCGCAGTAATCCATCGTTATAACACTGTTGAAAGCCAACGCGCAGAGTTGGCAAAATTTATCATTCACAGCGAGGCCCAGGACCTAGTTGGCGCTGCTATTGGGATCGGAGGAGACTACTTAGAGAGAGCCCGCGCGTTATATAATGCAGGGGTTGGCTTTTTGTGCATAGATGTAGCACACGGCCATCATGCGATGATGAAAGACGCTTTGGAAGCGCTTCGCAATGAGTTTGAAGATAGAATTCATATCATGGCCGGTAATGTTGCAACACTTGAAGGTGTTAACGATCTCGCAGATTGGGGTGCCGATAGCGTGCGTTGTAATATTGGCGGTGGTTCTATTTGTTCCACACGCATCCAGACGGGCCATGGCCTCCCAGGCTTACAAACAATCTTTGAGTGTGCGAAGACCGACCGAGATGTAAAGATTATTGCAGATGGGGGCATTAAGAACTCTGGCGATATGGTTAAAGCGCTAGCCGCAGGAGCCGACGCAGTTATGGTTGGCTCTTTGTTGTCGGGAACCGATGAGACCCCCGGTGCAGTATATAAAGATCCCGATGGCATCCAGTGGAAATCTTATCGGGGCATGGCCAGCAAAGAAGCACAAGTGGAATGGCGCGGCAAGTATTCATCATTTGAGGGTGTCGCCACCCGCGTTCCGTATCGCGGGTCTGTTGGCGCTATTTTAGAAGATTTGGAACGAGGTATTCGCTCTGGCCTGTCGTATTCTGGAGCACGCAATATCTCCGAGCTTCAAGCCAAAGCAAAGTTTGTAAGACAGACTACATCCGGTTTATCCGAGAGCAGAACACACATTCTGTCGAGGAAGTGGTAATGAATAAAGAAAATGAAGTGGATTACGGCAAATTAAATAAACGAATAGTCTTTACAGAAAATGAGCATCGGCATGCCAAGTTGATACTTAAACTAAAACATGATGGTTTTAAACAATCAAAGTTTTTTAGAGCTATTATTACTGGTTATATTGAAGATGATCCTGTGTTGCAACAATATGTTGATAGTGTGAAAGAACAGTCGCAGAAACTAAAAAAGAAGTCTAAACGATTGCGCGCCAAGGGCCAAGAAAAGTTAAATGACCTAGGGTTAAACGACGGCGATATTGAAAACATTTTTGATTTGATAGAACAGGAACATCCCGAGCTATGAAAAACTATGATGGGCTAACAATCTGTGCGCGCCACTGTAAAGATTCAGATATCGAATGCCATTTAAATGATTGTAGAATGTGGGTAGATTATTCAAAAGACAACAATTGTACCTTGATAGCTATTTACAATAATGATCAAAAACCAATGACCCTTAGAGAGATAGCAGAACGCCTGGATATTTCTTTTGCGAGAGTAAAACAAATAGAAACTAAAGCATTTGCTAAGCTAAAAAAACATCTACGGGAAAAACCTTATTAACTTTTAGGCTTCTTTGGATTCGCATTACTATTTATTGTTGAGTTTATGTAAATAAACAAGGAGATTATTATAATGGCTCGTAAGACTTTGTTAACAGAGAGCGAACTTCGCCGCTTCATGAAGCTCGCTGAAATGCATCCAATAAGTGATGAAAGAATTGAAGAAATGGCTACTGACCCAGACCTTGAAGAAGGCACCTATAGCATGCCCGGTGATCGCGACGAAGAACTCGATGAGCCGTTGCCAGGTGAAGAGGCCGTCGATGTGATGGACGTGGGCGATCTTGAACCCGAGGAAGTGGGTGTCGAACCCGAAGGCGTCCCCGTTGAGGAAGCCGACCCGGAATTGGTCGACAAATTTTCCGAGTTTATGAAAGAGGTGAGCGTGCTCGCCAAAGAAGTTCTCGGCGTTGATATGGAAGTCGAAGGAGAGCCCACCGGAGAAGTTGAGCCGGTTGAAGAGCCTCCCCTTGACGATCCCCTTGATGAGCCTACACTAGAGCCTGCTGGCCCAGAAGGAGGTGAACCTGAAGAACTTGGTGTAGGATTGGAAGAAGGTGAGGAAGAATTGGCTGAAGCCGACGAAGATCTCACTGAAGCTGACGAAGATCTCGCCGAAGCCAATGAAGATGACATTGTTGCTGAAGTTGCCCGCCGCGTTGCCGCGCGCCTTCAACGTGAAGCAAGTCAAGCCGAAGTGGTCGATCAGCTAGCTGAAAGAATTATGAAAAGACTAACAAAGTAGTTGACAAAACAATACGAGAGTGTTAAAATATAACCACTGGCCTTCCATAGCCGGTGGTTATTTTTTTAGGGGGTAGTAAGAATGACTTATGCCGCAATGTTTTTAATGTATGTGTTTGGCTATGTGACGTGCAAGACATTTTACTATTTACAGTCCAGCCGATTGAGTGTGATTCTTTTGCAAACAGCGAATGTTTTTAGTTTGTTTCTTTTAACTCGCGCCTTAGAGTGCTACGAGGTATCAAAGGCGCTGTGTTTAAAAGATCTGCATGAAAAAGGATTGTCAGATAGCAACATCAAGATTTACGAGAACAATTTTGAGACTGAAATCAAAAACTTTAAAACAAAATCAATTGATCAATTATTGGGTTTGCACCCTACTTTTTTTCATGAAGTGATTGACTATGAAGATTGGGAATCTGGAATGAAGTTCCTAGAACAAAATAGAGACCTAATTATTAATGCTTATTCAAAGTGAGGGATTTTTGATGTTTAAGAAACTTAGAGGATTGTTCAGAGGCGATGAAGAAGAATTAATATCCCAAATCCTCAAGCAAGAGCCGGACTTAAGAACTATTGGCTTGTTTGCGGAGCTTGAGGCAGAAAAGATCGCAGAGATCAGCCATGCATTGATTTATTTAAATGAATTAAACCACATGGACCCGGACCCTAAAACACATCAGCCCATTTTATTTTATCTTTCAACGTATGGGGGCAACGCTGATGATATGTTTGCGCTCTATGATTTGATGCGCATCGTTAGAGAGGAGACGGAAATCCACACGGTCGGTTTGGGCAAAGTAATGTCCGCTGGTGTTTTGATTTTGGCCGCTGGAACAAAAGGCCACAGATATATTGGTAAAAACTGTCGAGTAATGCTTCATGCTGTGATGGGAGGTAATCAAGGAAGCCTCCATGATATGATTAATGAAATGGGTGCAATCGAGAACTTACAAGAAATGTATATTGATTGTTTGGTTTCTGAAACCAAATTAACAAAATCTAAGCTTAAAAAAATGCTGGAACGTAAAGTTAATATCTATTTATCAGCAGAAGAAGCGGTTGAGTACGGTATTGCAGACGTTATAGTCTAAGGAAACACAATGTCAGATTTACAAAAGATTTTAAAAGAAGAATACGAAAAGAAGCTGGCCATCACTCCCAATCTCTTGATGGAGATGATTGAGGAGATAATGGATAGCATACCCCAAGCATCTTCGTTGATCGAAGAAACGCCACCAGTTTCAGACGGCGGACAAGTTAATTTCAGTATTCCCTTTCCAAAGCTTGTCCCGACCGAAGCGTGGGGCGACCCTACCAGTCAGTCCCGAATTGCTATTACTAGAATTTTTGACTCAATCACAAGAGAGCCAGATATCAGAGCCAGAATTCAGCATGTCAATTCTTTCTTAGACCCCGAGCAGGCGTTGAGAAAAGCGCCCGGCGGCAAGCTCAATACCGTTCTTAATATGTTGCAGATCATTGAGGCACTTATGGCTTGTCTTAACGACTATAATGAATCCTCTGCTGGGTTCGTGTTTGAAAGTTTTATGGCCGCGCTTACGGGAGGTAAGCAGATTTCTGGTCGTGTGGGGGGCACGCTACCTATCGAGGATTTTGTTGCGTTCTCTGAGACCGACGACACAGAGGTGCCTGTGAGCTTGAAGCTTTTAAGTCCCAGGACCAATATCCACGGCAGTTTTACAAACCTAATAGACTATCTTTTCATCAGGGGCGGCTCTGGTGTATCGGAGATTAAATATTTGGTTGCTTACAAGGACGTACAAGGTGATAATGTATCTCAGTTGGGTATCTGGGATTTTACATTAAGCAGAGACAATCTCATAGATGCGTTTGTGCAATCAGGCGCCGCGATAAACCTCCGACTTCTCGGTGAGCAGGCGCCCGCTCTTAAACAGCACATCGCAATCTGGGAAGACTCCCCAGAATGGAGATTGGAAATGGCTCGGATACTTAGTCTAACCCCCGGCTACACAGAGGGTAGAGGAATGTTTGATAACAACCTTGATAGCAGCGGGCAGTTCGTAGACGTAGAGCCTACTTCGGTAGACGGCGCCAGCGCTTTCGCTGGCCAGCAAAAAAGAGGGGCAAGGTCTAATCTTTATCGCGCCGCCGAGGTGGCTGGACAAGAGGCACAAAGAGGAGAAGGCCCAGATTTTGAAGGGTGGCGTCAAACTTTGGAAGATGAAACTTTGATGGACGCTGGGCTATGGTCCAAGAACAAGAAGACTCAAAAGAAATACGATGATGAAATAAAGACACACTTTGATAGAGGTTTTGAGTATGCTCAGAGCACAATAAATGAGTCTTTCTTTGGTTCTTTTCACGAAAGAGAGAAAGAATTGATGAGAGAGGAAATCTTGTTAGAGGGCAGTCGCGAAGGCGGCAGTCAGTGGGGTTTTTCGGGCGAGATGATCGTTAAACTTCAACCTGTATTGGATACAGAGTATTATGGTGATATTAATTTATCGGCAGCTAACGTAAGTGAGTTGTCCAAGATTTATATTGAAAAGATTGGTGAAGACTTGATGAAGTTACTTGAAACTACAAAGAATTTCTCTGAGAACATTGGGCGCTATTTCAGTGCTCCCGACCGGTCCGAAGCAACGCAGGCCAACGCGTTGGCTCGCGATCAAGGTAAAGAGATTGTTACCAGTCTCGAAGAGCGCGAAAAAGAAGAAGATTAAATAATACTTGACAAACGATTGTTAAGCGACTATAATAATAATATAACTGCGAGGTATTAATGAGCAGAGCTTATGATGATAATCAAACGCTCCAACAAAAGATTATTCGTGGTGCTAACATTTTAGCTGATAATGTAGCATCCACTCTTGGGCCGAGAGGTCGAAATGTACTATTGCAAGAGAAAGACAAACAACCGTTTATTACAAAGGACGGTGTAACAGTCGCACATTTTGTTGCGCTTGGTGATCCGTTTGAGAATGCCGGCGCACAGATCATCAAGCAAGCTGCGGTTCAAACGAACAATGATGCTGGAGATGGCACGACAACGGCCACCGTATTAGCGCGCTCTATTTTGCAGGAGTCGCAGAAGTTTATTGCGTCGGGTATATCCCCCATTGAGTTACAAAGAGGAATTGATCTTGCGGTGCGAGAAACATCTAAAAACCTTGAAAGAATGGCCAAGCCCATCACTAGCACGGAAGATATAGAACATATTGCGACCATCTCTGCCAATAATGATTCTACTATTGGACGCCTTATCGCTCTTGCGGTGGATCGTGTAGGGCAAGATGGTTCTATAACTATTGAGGAGTCTAGATCTCATGACACAACTTTGGATATTACCGAGGGTTTTAAATTTGACTCAGGATATTGCGCTGGAGCCTTCATTACAGATGAGCGCCGAGCTTTTATGCATCATGACGATCCTGTATTTCTCGTAACCGATCACAAAATTAATACGGTTGAACAAATTCTTCCAATCCTCGAAATGATTTCGAGAGAAAGCCGCCCTCTTATTATTGTAGCAGAGGATGTTGATGGTCAAGCATTGGCAGCTATGATTATGAATGCGATGCGCGGTACTTTAAAGATTGCAGGCATCAAGGCCCCAGCTTACGGTGAAGAAAGGCGCGCCATTCTAACAGATCTTGCGCTATCCGTAGGTGCGACTTTTATTACACGCGAAAGTGGACAGAAATTGGCTGATGTGCGTATGACCGACTTGGGTTCTGCAAAGTTTGTTGAGAGTTCTAAATACACTACCACAGTAGTAGGAGGCAATTGTGATTTTGAAGCTGTTGAACGCACGATTGCGTCCCTTAAAGCACAGATAGAACAGACTGATGATTTGAACGCCTGTGAGCGCTTACAGGATCGTATTGTGCGCCTTTCTTCGGGGGTTGCTGTTATTCATGTTGGGGGCTCCACAGAAGTAGAAATGACCGAACGTAAGCATCGTATTGAAGACGCCTTAGAGGCAGTCCGATCGGCACAAGAACAAGGTATTGTTCCAGGCGGCGGAACGGCGCTCCTCCGTGCCACGCGCTCTTTATGTGTTAAAACTGATAGTAAAGAACAGGTGCTTGGTAGTTCTGTGGTGGTGGCCGCTTGTCAGGAACCTATCCGTCAAATGGCGTTGAATGCTGGTCTTTCGCCCGATCTGATGGTAAACAAAGTTTTAAAAGCCGCTAAGAATAATGGTGTTGATTTTCGCACGGGTGAGCTAATTAATATGTTAGAGGCTGGTATTATTGACCCTGTGAAGGTCACATTAACCGCACTACAAAATGCCGCCAGTTGTGCTGGAACCTTAATCACGACTAATTATGGCATTATTCAACTGGAATAGATTTTATGGATATGAAAGCGGGCGATCTTTTGCACATTCCACAAGCAGTTGTGTTGTGGAATCCCACTGCGTTGCAAGATTCGACTGCCAAGCGCAACGCCGAAGCCTATATCCAGACTGATAAGCCATGCACAGGTATTTACTTGGGAACCGCCACGGTTTTAGATCGTGATCACATAATTAATGTATTTGTGAAAGGACAACAACATTTTGTTCATTCAAAAGATGTTTACCCCATAGGAGAATAAATGTTAATTAAATTAACAGAGGTGTGCAACAACAATGCGGTCACCTCTCGACAAACTTTTTTGTTAAGAGAAATCTTTATCAACCCACATCAGGTTGTTATGATAAGAGAGGATTTTCGCTTAAAAGAACTAAACGAAAGCGGAATGATTAAGGAAGGGTTGAGCCCTGATCATAGGTTTTCAAAACTAACAATTAACCGAGGCCAAAGTGGTGCAGAAATCGTTGTAGTTGGAGATCCAACAACTATTGAAGAAATTTTGCAAGGCTCTGGCCCTCAACTATTAAGAGGATAAGATGCCACAAAGAGTTAATATACAATATTCAATTGATATTGAAGATTTAGAAGTCGAGGTTATTCGCATGTTAAAGAGTATGAAAAAGAGGGTGGACTCTCTGGATTTAATGGTAAGAAACCCAGATGAAATTTTGAGTATACCAACAATCCGCAATATTGAAAAACTTCGCGTCGATATGGCTTCTATTGATTTGGGCTTGCGTGATATTAATGCAATCATTAATGGTTATATATTACACCAAGCGCAGACAAACATTGAAACCGCACCCCAACAGCCTGATATCGAAAGCAACGTGCAGGCGTTACAAGAACAACTTGAAAGTCTACAAAAATTAACTTCAAATGAAGACACCGCTTAAAGATCCATATGATTTTAAATGCACCAAGATCGTAAAAGAGCTAATCCCTCGCGGTAGCGTTGTGGATTCTTTTTTATTATATTCTGGCAAAATAGAATTTAGTTTGGCAGAAAGTGGTCGCAAAGTTAAAGCGCACACAAACAAAATAACAATTTATGATTTTTGGGATTGCGCTTTAAAAAATCCAGATGTTATTGCAGAAAACGCCGAATACTTTTCTAGTATGCTGGCACCTCATCCTATTTTCTCGAATGAAAAAATGTTCTACACTTTACAGGAAAAATGGGACTCATACGACGACCCATATTTAAGGTCGGGATTGTTCTTTTTATTAAATCGTTCATCGGAAACTGGTCTGATTTCCTCCGGCAAATTTAACATGGAAGATTTCAACAGCATATCTCTCATGAACATGCAAAGATTTAAAATAAAGAATTTTAATATCACTCATGATAATAAAGAGAAGTTTTTGGATTCGCTTGACAATGTTAGAAAAACTGATTATCTTTTATTTCCCGTTGGTAGATTTGAACTAAACTTATTTGAAGAGGGCAAAAGTAAAGGAAACGAGGACACTTACATAAACCATCGAGAACTTAGAGAAACGCTAGCGAACGATAAAAGAAAGTGGATCCTGGCTTATAAGTATAATCAGCAGTTACTTGACGCTTACAAGAATTTTAATTTTATTCTTATTGACAAATACGGTCGCAGAACGTATAATAAGAATCATTGTGAAGATGCACTCGTTTTTAACTTTTAATATGATTATGGCCTGCGTGTTATTTGCTTTCGGGCAAATGTTTGGGTGGTTTCATTTGAACTCTCAGTTTGTTTGGGAGTGGTGGAAGGATAAGCCCTTTTCTGCGCTGATTGTTTTTTCGCTGCCAGCCGGATTGTGTTTTTGGTTGGGCATGAAGTTAGCATATGCAGAAATGAGTGAAGTGTGGGGGCCTCGATTTTTAATTTTTGGTTTTTCCTACGTCACTTTTCCTCTTTTAACGTGGTATTTTTTGAATGAAAGTATGTTTACGCCAAAAACCATAGCTTGCGTGGTTTTGTCGTTTGTTATTATTGGCATTCAAATTTTTTGGAGATAAGATGTTTATCAGCAAAATTAAAAATAATTCAAAAAAAGTGAGAATAATGCTTGACAGGTGTCTTCACCTGAGGTATTATAGTATTAGCATTGAACGCGAGGGCGTTTAGGATGTTTGATAAATCAACAGGAGGTCAACATGAACTATATTAATGCTTTTTCCCTATCGGTGGTAGCCGCTTTGGCACTCGGGTGCTCTGGTCAACAGAGTGAAACTCGCCAGTACCCAATGGCTGCACAAGAAACTACCCCCGTGTCTGAGTTGCTCGAAACAACCCAGGCTCCTTCAACTACCGTTGAAGAATACACAACTGGCACAGAGATTCATTCTCTTGCTGACGAGTCTGACGCTGTAGCGTCGGCCCCGCATCGACGCACGTTTACTGTCACGGTACGTCACGCTGAAAACTTGGTATCTCTCGCTGAGCTTGCTAAGACTTCGGTTGACGAGATCGCAAGTATTAACGCGCTTGACGATTTTGATGCTCTGCGCGCAGGCGACGAGCTTCAGCTTCCGATCCCTGATA